AGGACAATATCAAATTTTTATTGAAAGATTCAACGGTGAAGTTGAAAATATTGAGAATAAGAAAGTAGAAGGACAAACTATTATGGAGATTCAAGGTAGAGACAAGTTTAACAAATTGCTTTCTCCTGTTGTGAATCTAAATACTTTGTTTAGTGAAGATATTATTTATTCTACAAATAGTCCTTATAATAAACTATCACAAATTGATTCTACTAATTTTTCAATTGCTTTAGGGGCAACAACTTTAGCAACGGGTGTTGCGGTAGCGGATTTTGATATTGTTCCGACAACAGGAGACAAAATATTTACAGCCTTTGGTTATATTGGAGAGATTACTTCTACTTCGGGTGACCCTCTGACAATTAATTTTACAAAGGCATTAACAAGAGCCGTTTCGGAAACAATTTTTGTTGATACTGAAAAGAATTATGTTCTTTCAAAAGCCCTTGGTGCTTCTCACCTTGCTACTGAAAAACCGACTTCATTAACTGGAGCAGCAAATAAGGGTTTGATTTTTACTTCAGGAAATAAAATTACAATGTCAAGCGGTCTTGAAGATACTTCGTTAGTCTCAACAAGCGCAAATGCAAGTGCTGGTGCGATTGGTTATGCAATTCATAAGCCATCATCTATTTCAAATGACTTTGCTTTTCAATCAAAATTAAAGGACGAACATGGTAGTGCAGGAGAATCATCCTTTGATACTGTAAATACTTTAATTGATTTTGAAGTAGTCTCAACCGCTACAAAAGATAATATTACAGAAATTGAATTGGCCCCATACATGCCCATAACTTTGGGAAGATATGCAGAATACCATTTTAATAAAGATGAATATACCTTTACAGAAGTAGCGACTGTTTCTACTGTATCTGGGACTTTATCAGGCAATAGTAAAAAAGACCATCAATTTATTACTAATTCTTCAACAGCATATACTTTGAAGAAAGATAACCCTCTTTTTGTTGGTGATTCAAAAACATTTGTTGGTAAAGTTAGTCATTTGATTATTGAAAGTGTTTCAGGAACAACTTTAATTGAAGTTTATTTAGATAGAAGCAACTTCATATTCACGGCAGGAGATAAAGTATATACTGCGAATATTCCAACGCATAATATTGCTACTGTCAATTCTGCTCATCTTTGGGGAGGAAAAATTATTTCTACTATTCACCCTCTTTCCGATACTACTTTTGGGACACTACCGCTAGATATTGAAGACACTAATGGTTTAACAAGTTATACTAGAAAATATGGAAGTTCATTATATAAACCAACCTTTAGCGCCTTTGGTAATTTTGATTTAAACATTGAAAGGCTGTTCGTATCTGTTGGTTCTTTTCACTTCCCGATTAAAAAATTCTATCCGAATCCGTCGTCTCTATCTCAATTGATGGGAGCATATCATCTTAGGCCAAATACAGGCTCAAATAACTATGTTTCTTGGGACACCGCCGCAATCACTACATATAGAACACTTTTTCCCGAAAATAGAGGACAAACTAGCACATTTGGCTCAAACTCTACTGATTCTAGAATACACGATACTCATGAAAGAAGTTCTTATTTGCCAGAATCAACTAATTTTTCCAATAGAAAATATTTTTCACAAGATGAATCAGCATTAAGACTATTTTTGTATGTCAATTCTGACTTATTGCCGTATTCTTCTAAAAGAAAAGATAGCCTATTTGATGGAAATAAAATACTAAATAACTATAATCTGTTTTTAACTGATGGAAAAGAAGTTGGTGATATTTCTGTTGGCGCAGGAAAAATTAAAAAATTAAAGGATTCTAATTTCCAAACTCTTAATTTTTCTTCAGATAAAGATGTTTCTTCTCTCAAAAGATTTGGGATGATGAGACTCACCGAAGTTTGTTATGATATGTTCTTTAATTTAGTTAATCCAGAAAAACCAATTAGAAAATTTGTAGAAAGGCAATTTAGTGCAGCAAATCAAAATTTTACAGCAAGTGTCTTAAGTGCCAACATTAACGGCATTTCAGGAACAACCATTACCTTTGACGGAACAATTACTCCTGATTTAACCAACGGAGATAGAATACATGATGAAAATGGTCAATTTATTGGGCTAGTAGATACAAAGACATCTACAACTGAATATGAATTACAAGCGGCTGGATTTTTGACTAACGCTGGTTCTCATGCTACTAGAGCATATCATGTTACTTTGGGTAATTTAGATTTAAATGGAAGAAATAAAGTAGATTCTTTTGATTTAATTGATGATGATGATATTCATCCTCTAAAAGTGGCTATTACACCGAAAGGAACTGCTTATAAATCTGGTCTTCCAGCAGATTCAGAAATTGTTCTTCCTGCTATATTTAAAACTAGTGCTGCTTTAACTGCTGCTAATGGTGGAATACAACAAATGATTGCTGATTTTGTTAATTCATCAAAAGCAGGAACATATAAAAATATGAGAGGAGTAGTTTTAGATAGATTTAGCATTGAAGATGGGGGGAAATATCCGGTTCATGTAGGTGCAACCACATACCCATTTAATGCAATAGATAGATTTACAAATATGGTAACGATAAGTTCAACAAACTATGACGGTATGGTTTTAGAATCAGCGAGACATTTTAAACAACATGATGATACTGCTGCTTTTAATGGTTCTACATCAAATTATGAAAGCACCGCAGTTGATGGTGCATACATGGTATTTAAGCCTATTCTTAGATTAGATGCTTCAGACAACTTGGATGCAAATACTACTATTACTTCTTCTAATGGGAATGTGCATCATGCTACTATTGATACAACCGAAAGTGATGATGAAAATTCATTTTTAAGATTTGTAGATTTAACTGGTTGTTATTTAGTTCCAGAAGCAGGAGTAAAAGAGGGAATTACATTTGCTAAAACCTTAACTTATAGAACTATGAATGATATGCAACCATCTGAACTAATCTATATTATTTCACATGAAACAGACGATAATAATTCTCTTATCAACAAACATCATTTAATTACAGATGTGCAATTAACAAATAGCACAAATTATAGAATTTTTCAACCTAATGAAACTTTTTCATATGATTTTTTCCCAGAGACGGTTAGATTAAATACATTAAGCCACAAATTTACTAAGGTGTCAAATGAAAATAAAGTATATGACATTAACGAAAGTTATATTCTAAAAGAAACTCAAGACTTAGATATTACTTCCGACACAAATGATGAAGGTGTTTTATCCATGTTTGTTGCTGTTGATTTGGATAAACAAAGCACAGATACTGGGATTGTCATTAAAGATAAAGATAAGTTCTTTGAAAGTATTCTTCAAGAGGGTTCTTATAATTTATATTTTAGCGATGGTAAAAATGGTCAAAAATTAGGTGTAGAAGTTAATGGAGATGATGAGTTAATTCTTTCAGAACAAATGAATTTGAAGGGAGTAGTGTCTGTTTCGGAAACCTTTGCTGTCTCTTCAAGAGAAACACTAAAAATAGACCCGACAAGAGCCTGCATTGGTTCAACAGTTAGTCTTGGCCTCGAAGGTGAGGACTTAATCAATGAATTACTTGAGCAAGAAGGAATTGAATTTACAACTACTTCAACGGACACACCGATGTTTTTAGCACCAAACTATCAAGGTGTAGATTTGTATTCTGCAATCCGATATATTCTTGATAGAAAAGATATGAAACTCGTTGAAGAAAACGATGTGTTTAAGATTTTCCCTGAAAGCGAAAATTCTTTAAGAACGAATATTACCATTGATGATAGCGGAGAATTTTTAATTTCTGAATTTGATAAAGTTTCAACTCTCTTTGATTTCTTTAACGAAATTAATGTATATGGAAATGCACATAAAGCCATTCGCAAAGACTTGCGCTCAATACAAAAAAGAGGGCGAAAGACATTAGAAGTAGTAGATAATACTTTACTAACTCAAGAAGAAGTAGATAAGAGGGCTACTAAACTTTTGTTGATTCATTCTCGTCTTAATCAGAAATTATCTTTCACTATGCAAAATAAAGGAATAAGCCAACTGCGAGTCGGTGATATTGTAAATGTGTTTATCCCAAGAGAGAACATTGAAATGAATGAATACATTGTTTTGGAAATGGAACACCAATTAACAGGCTTTATCAAACTACAACTTGGCCGATACAGTAAAGACCTTTCTGATGTTTTCTCTGAACTGCTGATTTCAAGTAAAGAAACAAAAGCAGCATTAAGAAGTGCTAATTTACAAACCAATGAAGTGTCTTTCAATTTCTTGGACACTTTGAACACCAAAGAACTTAAATTACTAGTCCGTAAGAGAAGTGCGGGTGGGGCAGGTAGGACTCTCGGATTTGGGACGGCGTTAGGCTTTACTACACCTTTAGGATTTACAGGCGGGGCAATCACGATTACTGATTTAGTGGAGGAAGATTTAGCATGATTACAGATGAATTAAAAACATTAATTGCCACACATATCAAAGATAACCTCTTTGATACCGCAAAAATTGGACTTGGGGGAAATGCTACTAGTCCAACTGCTACCGATTTAGATGTTCCTTTATCCGCCTCTACAACATTAACAATTACAAATTCCACATTAAATGTTATTGAGGCAAAAGTATCAGTAGCGGGTAGTGCAATACAAGGTCAAGTTATTCGTGAAGTTGGTCTATTTAATGGTAGCGATTTAGTATATAGAGCCAACTTTCAAGGAGTTGGCCCATTTTCCACAACAGAAACATTAGAACTGTTTATATTGTTGGAGGTTGAGTAATATGGTAAATAATCCAAACTTTTATGGACAAAGCACACATGGAACACCAAATCAAATTGAAGATGGTGTAGATTTTCCCCATACGGGGATAGTTAAAGCACTATCACATGGTTTAGGTCAAAACTATGCAATTAGCGGTTTTAACATTACTGTTGATAGCGCAACACAAATTGATGTAAGTGCAGGAGTTGTTTTTCGTGATGGTAGAAAGTTATCTGTTCTTGGGGCTAATAATCTTGCACTTAGCGCATCATATACAAATGGCTATCATTTACTAGTTGCCCCAATTGAAAGTGATGAAGATAGTAATGGCTCAACTCCCGATACATCAACGGTTGTTTTAAGACCCCCTACTGCGGCTGATAAAGTTCCTCAATATACAGCAGGAGATACTATTATTGCAGTTATTACTCATAATGGAACTGCAAATGTAGGTATTCAATATCTTACTGTTAATAAAACTGAAAACAGTTTAACTGTTGGGTTTGATAGTAGTGGATATACTGAGGCAGGTAGCATTACTGGCCCATCGGCTGATAGTATGAATTTTGCTACTGCCACAGTAGAAAGAATGGTTTTAACAAAAGCCAGTAATGATGTTTCTA